AAAGGATTTTAAAGGGTTACTTCATACCCTGCGAGTTAAGTTCAATACCCATATCCACACGCCGCCAACAGGACCACCTGCCCCTCCATTTTTAGACCAATAAAAGCATGACGATTGGCAGTTATGGTGATATACTTTTTGAGTTTCTTAATGCACCGACGGAGATAAATCAATCATTATCAATACGGTACGCAGAACATGAGCTATTTACCCAAAATTCTGAAATTGAATATGTGGGGCGTAACCGAACAGATTTAAGTTACACCATCCGTTTGCGCCAATTCGATATAAAGGATTTGGGCATGGCACAGACGGAATCTCCGGAAGAACAATTGGACCGCCTGTTGCTTTATGCCAAAGGTGTAGAGGCTAACCTAAACTATAATCAACGCCCAACCCCAAAGCCCTTTTTTGTTGGAAATAGATATTTGGGGCAATTTGTAATTGTATCCCTTAATGTTACCTTCAAGGCAATTAAGGCTACTACCAATTCTGCAAAAGGCACCATAGAGCATATTGATATAGATGTGAGCCTAAAAGAGATGCAGGAACCAAGAAAAGGTCAAGTTTCCGAAACGGCTACTATTGGAACGCCTACTGTTCAACGTTTATCCATTTTACTGTAATGTGGGGCTTATCAAATATCAAAATCGGTTTAGAGGGAGCAAATGCTCGACGTGATGCGATTATGCAGAATGTCTATATTATCATTTCTACGCCCAAAGGCAGCGTTCCATTTCGTAGAGATTTTGGGGTTGGATTAGACTGGATTGATAACCCAAGCCCAAGGGCATTGTTGCAGTTTAGGGCAGATGTAATTACCCAAATTGAAAAACATGAACCACGTGTGATTGTTGATGCAATTTCTTTTGGGGCAGATGCAGACGGCAAAGTATTTCCCCAAATTACGCTATCTATTTTAGTAGATAGCGTTTAGCCTCTTCTTTCCTGTTATTCCTATGTTTCGATTATTGGTTTTGTAGCTTTGGAAAACGTCTCCCCACGACTATGCTTAAAACCAATACTGAAATCGATATGTGGCTAAAACCCCTCCTATCTTTATTTGCCGGATGGCAAACCAAGCTCCCCATTGCCCTATCATTAGGGTTTGTCTGGGATTTGATTATACAAGCCTCTCTCCACTACGGAAAAGCCGACCCCAATTTAGCAGGAGGGGCGGTAATTCTGTTTGTGTTAGACTGGGTGCTGGGCATTCGTGCAGCACTAAAACGGGGTGATAAATTTACATCGGCTGGATTGAGGCAGGCGTGCAACAAAGCCATTGGGTATGTCGGCTTTGCACTTGCCGCTATTGTGATTTCTAATACCCTGCAATCAACCGTATTTAACCTCCTTACCCAACATTTTGGTAATTTTGCGATTATCTACATCATTTTGACCGAAGGGTTTTCCTGTTTAGAAAATGCCCTTGGAAAAGAAGATGCTCTAAAAGCCCTTAAACGGATAATCAAACTCCAAAGTGGCAAAATTGATGACCTTACCGACCTCAAATAATCATTTGCAATTCGATGACCCAATCGAAAGCGAAAGCACAAAAGCCTTCGCCGCTTTTTGCATTTATAGAGATTTGGGAAAGGAAAGGAGTATTGATAAGGCATGGAAACAGTACCAAAACAGTACCAAAACAGTACAGGGCTATTTTAAGCATTGGTCAAGTCATTTTTTTTGGGTAGATAGATGCAAGGCTTATGATGCAGAATGTGCTAAGGAAGCGCTAGTAAAAGCCAAAGAAGGGCGCATCATGGAAATGGTCAGCGCTTCTAAGGTTTTATCAGAAGATGCCGATGTATTTAGGGAAATGTCATTAGGCATGGTGGAAGTTGTACAAAAGGAAATAGATTTGATGTTAGGGATAGATGCAATCGATGGAAAGCCTTCAACCAGTAAATATACCTTACCACAACTTGCAGCATTTGCACGTTCCGCCGTTTTCTTACGGCATCACAGCCAAACGTGGAAGCGATTGGCACTCGGTATAGACGATTTAGCAGACGAATTTAAAGATGGCGACAACCTCGATACTGAAACGGAGTAGGCGTATTGCCCTGCAGTCTAATCCCATTTTTAGGCATATTACCTCTAATGCAGCAGGGATGGAATCCGATAAGCTAAAATCTGTACAGCAACAATACAAAGAAGACCCTATTGCGTATTTCGAGAATCGACTGGGGATTATGCCATGGTTAGGACAAAAAAACATACTAGAATCCCTATTGGTGCATGACCGGGTAGCCGTTAGGAGTGGGCATAAGGTAGGGAAGTCTAATAGTGCCGCCGGAATTGCATTGTGGTGGTTAGAAACCAGACAGCATGCAAAAGTGGCGATGACCTCCGCAACATACAACCAGGTCAAGAAAATCTTGTGGAAAGAAATCCGTAGCCAATCACGAAAAATGCGTCCAAGATTAGGGGTAAATATACCGCTTGACCCTAAGACAGGCATCAACCTACCGGATGGGCGTGAGATATTTGGATTTGCTACCAATGAGGTAGAGAATGCGGCAGGATTTAGTTCTCCAGAAATCCTTTACATCATTGACGAAGCATCTGCGCAGTCTATTGATGATATTTTTGAGGCAATAGAGGGAAACTTGGCAGGAGGCGGAAAAGTGATCATGTTTTCTAATCCAACCCGAACAAGTGGGGTTTTTTATGAGGCATTCCATGCAGGACGTGCAAGTTGGCATTGTATTCATATAGCCTCCTCCTCTACCCCAAATGCTACAACAGGCGATGCAATTATACCCGGCTTGGCAACAAGGGCATGGGTAGAAGATAAAAAAATGCAATGGGGGGTAGATAGTCCTCTGTACCAAGTTCGGGTGCAAGGTAATTTTCCAAGTCAAGGCGAACGTTCTGTGATTCCGTTATGGCTTGTCGAGGAGGCGAGGGGGCGTTATGCGGATGTTAATTTTGCAGGGGCATTGGTTTTGGGCGTGGACGTTGCCCGTGATGGAGATGATGAATCTGTTATTTATCCTGTACGTGGATACAAGGCAGGTAAACCAATAACATTTAGAAACTTAGATGGCAATCAGTTAGCCGGCAGGGTTTTAGAATTTGGAAAAAGTTTACAGATAGCAAATGAACGGATAGTTGTAAATATAGATGTAATTGGTATTGGAGCATCACTTTTTGATGCGCTGCGCTTAATCACGTCTGAAAATAAATTGAATTGGGTTGTAAATGGGGTAAATGTTGCGCACAAATCTGATGACGATGCAATGTATTTCAACCTGAGGACACAGCTTGCATTTGGACTAAGGGATTGGCTAAAAGAGGGCGGCACAATACCCGATGATTCATTGCTGGAAGGCGAGATGGTAGCCGTGGAGTACATATTTGATAGTAGAGGGCGGTATAAGCTGCCTGATAAATCTGACGAAAAGAAGCGCTTAAAACGTAGCCCAGACCGTAGAAATGCTTTAGAATTGGCAACTTATAGCCCTAAAATTGAATTCAAAATGCCTCCTATGGCATTCTCATTCCCAAGATAAACCATGGAAAAACCACCTTTTGGCGTAACCATTCCGACCGTAACTGGATTTCAACGATTTTTGGAGTTGATGCCAAATCCAGACGAAATTCTAAGAGAAAAACCCGAATATCTATTTGGTAATACCAAAGTTGTAGGTGATGGGCGTGTGCAAATGTACGACCTATTGCTAAAAGACCCCCACATCGATTCTGAATTGGGTAAGCGCAAATCGATGGTACAATCCCAAACATGGACACTTATACCAGCAGATGGAAGCGATAAGGGAAAAAGCATCTCGGAATTTGTAGAGAATGCCCTAAAAAACCATGTGGATAAATTGATTGTTGGATTGTTACAGGCGCTCGAATATGGCTTTTCTGTTTCTGAGGTTATTTGGAAGCTGGAGGGTACAAATTGGTTGCCCGAACAATTCCGAATTCCCTCACAAAACCGCTTTGCGTTTAAGCCGGATGGTACTTTGCTGTTGATTGATGATAACGATAAAGTGCCGCTTAACCAACCCATGAAATTTCTAATCCACCAACATAATGTGCGACATGAGAATTTCTATGGGCAATCTGTATTGTCTAAGTGTTTTTGGGCATGGCAATTTAAAAATGCTGGATATGATTTTTGGCTAACCGTTTTACAGAAATTCGGCGTACCCTCTTTGGTTGCTCTTTTTGAGTATATGGCAGAGGGCATCAATGCCAATGACCCTAATAGTGCTGCAACTGCCCAAGCCCAGGTTACGTCAATTGCAAATAGTATTGCGCAACAACTATCTAATATCGAAAACGGAAGTTCTGGCGCATTTGCCAATGTAAAAGAGGTGCGTGAATTATCCGCCCAAGGCAAAGGCGATGATTTTAAAATGTTGATTGAGTTGTGCGAATTACAGATTACCAAGGCGATTTTAGGGGTAACGCTTGCAACTGACACAGGTACCGGGGGGAATTATGCAACCGCAAAAGTCCATCAAGATATACTTTACCATCTGATTGATTCTGATGCAAAGAATGTATGTGAGCCTATCAATACCTTTATAAAATGGTTAGTGGAATTGAATTTTGGAGATGCTGCATTAGCCCCCAAATTTGAATTAAAACGTATTGAATTTGCAACGTTTGAGCAATTTATTCTGGCTATTCAGAATGGTATTCCTGTCTCCAAAAGAGCGGCTTACACCCAATACAATCTACCAGAACCTGATGGAGAAGATGATGTGATAGTGTTAAGCCCCACACCGCAGGGGGGTGGAAATTTCGCAGACCCTTTTCCGCTAGGGCATTGTTGTTAGCCGATGACGAAACCACATTGGAACGATTTGAACGGAACAGGGTAAATGATGTTGAAACATTGATGCTGGAACATCTATTGAACGCTAAGTTGGATTGGAAGGCATTACTCGAACTGGACAATGAAGAGATTCCAAACAAAACAAAACCTATTCAAGATGCCCTGCACAAAACGATATGGCAGTCCTATCTGCTAGGGCGTAACCATATCCGAAAAGATTATAATGTGGCATTTGAGGCTACTAAATTAGAGTTTAAAGATATTCCAGGCTTTGGCTACAATGAAGCATCGGACTTTCTAAAATCATTGGCGGGTAAAATACCTGTTACCAAAGCGGAGTTTAAAAAACTCGATGCAGTTTTTAGGTTTCGGGCATTTACGGCGGCGGCAATGGCAACGGTTGATGGGGTAAATCGAATTAAACAAGCCCTGTTAAATGGGCTAAGAAATGGAGAAACCGCAGCAGATTTTGAGCAAGTTGTAAATCGGTTAGGATTATCCACAGGACAGCGTTCTTTCTATTGGGAAACGGTTTATCGTAACAATGCCATTTCTGCCTACAATAGTGGGAGATGGGATGAAATAAACGGCATTGAAGAAGTAGAGATGGTGGAATATATCGCCATCTTGGATAGCCGTACTACCAACATTTGCAGACGATTAAGGGGAACAGTATTACCAAAAGACGACTCGCAATGGTCAAGTATTACCCCGCCAAATCATCATAATTGTAGAAGTACCATTCGGGCTATTTTTAGTTTTGAGGTAGATAAGCCAAAGGTTAAGCAACCGCCTAAGAATGCTACCCCAAGTAGCGGCTTTGAAACCAGTATTTTGAGTGGATATGATTTGAAGCGGATTCCCAAAAGCCTAATTGAAAGGGCGAGGGATTACGGCGTAATTGATACCTTGGCAGATGGAGCAAAGAATTTTGGTGTGGATTTTGCACCAGATAGTTATGATGAAGTTGGAAAACCTTCTGCAAATTTTGCCAAACAGGTTAAAATAGCAGAACGGTATATTCCCTACAATATACGTCGGAAAATATAAGCTAAGGGTTACGGTATGAGTGCCTTAGAATCTATTGGATATTATTTAACCGACGATGAAGAATTTGACAAACTCAGCCATGTCCGAAAGCGTGGATTTAGGCATAAGTTTAATATGCTTGTTTTTGAAAAATACAAAAACAGGAATGGTAACGATAGGCTTAATCTGAATCCGATAGGCGTTGCGCTGCATGAATATGGTCATGCTTGGGATTTGAGTTTTCCAACAAAATA